TTATATTGTTTCTGCCGCCACAGCGACCTCAGGAGCGACAATAACCTCGTCCTCTATTACTTGTTCAGACTGAGGTTCTGGCGTCGTAGAGGCGTATTCTATAAGCTGCTGCATAAGGTCTTTCTGGTCTTGCATATAGTTGACCGTATCGACAGTTATATTTTCGTAACCCATACGATACCCCATAAAGCCGTTGAGTATTACGGGCAGTAGTTTCAGGCAGCACGCCGCAAACGTTGCCCACGTCGGATATTTTATAACGTCGAGCACAATTACACCAGTAAGTAGCGACGTGATTGTTGTCCGAATAAACTTTGCGACGTAATGCACGCTACGTTTCGTTTCAGGTTTTATTCCGAGCGGAGACCGATGTCCGTTCCCACGCCCACGCTTAAAAATCATTTCAGGCGTCAGGTTTACGGGCTTTGTCTGATTCGCCCTGATTATCGCCTTTATCTGAGCTTTCGACAGGCTTTCGTCTGTTTGCAGCAACTTTTTGTCTTTGCCGACGTATTTGTCGATGTATTTTTCATACGAGATACCCACCTCGCTGAGAATATTCGTCCGAGTTTCCTTGAGTTCTCTGTCTATGTAATAACGGCAAAATTCGGTAAGCCTCGACTGATATTTTCTTTCGATTATCTGAGCCTTAAGTCCCTCGTATTCGTTTTTACAGTCCTGATACGTGTCACTTACCCTGCCAGCTTTCAAACCACTGTCAGAGCAGTTGACATACATACTGTATGAACAGAAAAGCAAGATAAAGAACGTAAGCCCGAGTTGAGCCCAGAACTCTACCGACGTTATCTTTATTTCCGTCGTAAAAACAACGATTACGACGAAAATAAGAAAGAACCCGACAAAGATACCAGTATTATTGAGAATACTCCGTGTGAGCCGCTTTTTAGCCGCTCCGCCTTTTTCTATCGCCGTTCCGAGACTTCTCGACGGCGTTCTTTCATAATCGTCTTTTTTGATAGTTTGCATACGTTACACCTCATTGCCGTCGTCCGACGTTTCTTTCTTTTCGTCTGGCTTTTTTTCGACGGCGTCGCCTGCTTTATAAACAAACGAGCCGCCCCAGTTTGCCACCGCACCTATTATAAATATCATTACCATTTGGTCTATAATGTTTCTTAAACATATAGCCATTATGGCAAGAACTGTAAACAGCACGGGAATCGACGGAGATTTAAGCCAGTTTTTTATCTGGTTAAAGAACGGAATTACGGAGAGAAACGCAAACACCAAGAAAAGACCTGAAACCGTCGCTGCGGAGCTTTTTTCAACCCAGATAGGAAACTGAGAAAGCGTTGCACCGAGCGGAGCCGCCACATCGATACCGATAGCGACGGCTTTTAAGATTTTGCCTTTCGTGGCATTTTTCATAGCTTATCCCTCCGTTTTGTTTTCCTCTACGGCAGGTGTTGCGTTTGCCGATTCAAGCAACGCCGACGCCTGTTCTACCGATTCTTTCAATGCAGGCACGTCCCCGAGCTTTTTGAGAGAGTCTGCATACGTCAGATTTACAAGGTCTTTTACTCCCTGAGGCAAGTTCTTCGAGTTTGCATACACGGTAATAAGTATTTTGAGAATTGCCTGCGTCTGGACGATAACCGCACCGACCGCCTCATAGTTCTGCGTCTCGTTTTTCTTGTATGCCGCAAATTCGGTTTCGATTTTGTTGTAACCCTCGATAAGATTGTTTACAACGTCAACAACGTCAGACTGGGCATTAGACGTAAACTTGACATCACGGGAAAGCCCGAGCATATTCTTCTTGCTTTTAATAAAGTTTACAAGAAATACTATAAATAATACGATGTCGCCTACGGTGGTCGCAAGGGCAATATAGTTATTTTCGAGCCATTCCTGCACTCTTCCGAGAAAAGTATGATTTTCGGGCGGCGTAACGTCGCTTTCGACCACTTTAACAAGGTTAGAACCTTGTATATAAAATCGCCCGAGTTCTTCGCCCATTGCGGACAGCGTAAGCACGCCGTCGAGGTATGTATAGGAGCCTTTATATTCGATTTCCTCCGAGCCGTGAACGGCGTGCAGTTTATATTCCGTTTCGGATAAAATCGTCGCCGAGTATTCGCCGCCGTCGTCGGAGAACGTATAAGTTTCGCCTATTACGAGCGGCGTCGCTGCCTCTTCTGCGTGGGCGACGTTTGCCGTAGTAAAACCGCAAAGCACGAACGAGAGAGACAAAGCCATAAAGCAGCACATAAGTGCAAAGATAAGTCTTTTTTTCATAGATAACCTCCAAAGTTATGTAATATCGTATCCCTCAAGCAGCTTTGCGATTTTTTCTTCAAGCTCCGAATATTTTTCAGCTACAGTTTGTAATTCCGTTTTTATCTTCTGCATATCGAGCTGTATTTCGGCTACGATTCTCGGTAAGTCGCCGTCATTCGGAGCAACGAGCACTCCAGAGCCAGCCACAGGCTCCGCCTTAAGCTCTTCGCAGACAAAAACAGGCGTTGACGTCTTGCCGTTCATAACGGTAACAGCTACGTTTATTTCGCCCTTTAAGAACTCCGCAGGCACGCTGCAAGTTTTATCCTGCAGTGTTCTGTAAATTGAGTCTCCCGTTGCATAACTCTCGAAAATAGCTACGGCGTCGTCGGGGGCGTCCGAAAAGGTAATAATCAATTCGTCCGAAACGATTTCAGGCTGTCTCGTCAAGAGTATGCCTTTCTTGAAGTCTCTCAAAATTTTGTATTCCATTTTCATATCCGCTCCTTTATTCGACTTTGGCGTCGAGTACGCATTTTACGCCCCCGAGTTTGATGTCTCCCTCGGTATCGTTTCGCATAACCACGATTTTCAAAATAACTTTCCAGTAGGTTACGCCCTGCTGTTTTGCTCCGTTTGTGAATACGTGGTTTATATTCGCTTTGACAGCCGTTGTGATGTCGTCCCAGACTGGCTGCGTATCGTTACCGTTATTACACGCAAGCACCTGTAAACCAGCCGCAAAGGGTTTTATGAGGTCGAGTTCGACGTTTATTGCTTTCGGCTGCACGGCAATATTTCCTGTCGGAGAGTATTCGAGTTCGAGAACGCCTGCACTTTTGGTAAAGTGTTTCGTTTGCGTTACCGTCGCCGCCTCGTCCGAGGCAATGATTTTGATGTAATTGTCGCCTACAGCGATAGCTCCCCACTGTGCCGACGTTATCTCAAACGTTTGCTGTTGCCCTGCTGCCGCCTGATACGTTCTGAGCAGTGTAGAGTTCAGATACTCCTTGACGGTAATGTTTGCGTCGTCTCCGTCGTATATCGTGTAACTATACGAAAATCTCGTCGGTTTTTCTCCGAGGTTGCTTTCGTCACCCGATATAAACGGAGGAAAGTTATCCTGAACGACGTAAACGGGCGACGTCGCATAGTCCGATTCCTCTTCGGAGTTTACTGATTTGACCCTGTATTGCAAGCTTTGATACGAACTGAGCACGTTTTCGGTGTAACTTCTTGCCGTGCCGCTATATATCTGTGCAAACGCACCGTTGTTGACGCTGCGTTCCAAAACATAGCTCGTCGCATTGCCGACCTCAGTCCACGTTATTTTTGCCGTGCCGCCCTCAATTCCGCCCGTTTCCTGCGTCGGTTGGCAGTATATCGGGTTTGATACCGAGATTTCAGGAGCCGACAGACCCGTATCCAAGTTGAGAGTATAACAACCGTCCGAGTCGGTCGAATCGGAGACAGAGACTCCAGAGTCCAGATTGCAAAGCGGACGCACGCCGCGGCCACCGTAATACGCAAGGCCGTAGTACAAACTACCGTCCGAAGAGACACCGCGAACATCGTACGAGTCCGACGAGTCAGGAGTTCTGAGCCAGTAATACCAGTTGGCACCTGCCGTAACCGCAGAAGAGCCTTTATTTGCGTTGTCTTGAGCGGCGTAAGCCGAAATTTGAGCAATTCTTATTGCGTTAGTGTTTGCACTAAAATACGACAGGAGGCTGCCCTCCATAATACTGTTTTCCGCAGCTCCGAACAGTTCAGCTCTGGACGGTAAGAAAAATTTTCTTACAATAGACTCATAACTACCGCCGTCGGTAACAGTGTTCAGGGCGACTTTTAACGTGGTATCCTTAAGAGCTGATACAAAAGCGTCGTCGAAACCAGCCAAAAAACCTGAGTCAGTATCATAAAGGTTTCTGGAAACGTATGATGTGCTATTCGGCGACTGGTCTGCGGAATGCCTTGCGGAATACCATTGACCTGCCGCAGCAGTAGAGTTGAGCCACTGGTCGAGGTTGGAAACGGAATATTTGTTGTTTCCGTAACTTTTACGATTGCTGTCGCTGTTATTCGGTTCTTTTGCGTCAAAGGCACGCAAGAGAATAATCTTCTCGGTTATGAGCGTCGTCGAGTTCTCGGGATAACCGTCGTGGTCTTTATCCGCCTTTAGAAAAATGATGTCTCCCAAAACGGAGTGCGATATTTTAATTTTTGAGCCTATCGCAAGGCTGCCGAGTGTTGCCATTTTTTGTTTTTTCCTCCTTTGGGAATAATTCGTTGTAGTAAGATTCTATTTCTTTCAGCAAGTGGTAGCAGTTGCCTCGGGACATATGCCCGACGGTGCTTTGCCACGAGCACTCTATACGCTCCATAGGCAATTTGCCTTGCTCGTTCAGCCGTTTCATTTTGCGGAACTTTCGGCGTATTTTGTGCTTTTTATCGCTCCTGAGTTTCATAATAACCTTACCTGTGTCTGTCAGGTAGGTGTGGAACCCGAGGAAGTCAATTCCGTTACGCAAAGGAAAGATATTCGTCTTTTCGTTAAGCTCAAGCCCTAAATCTTTTACGAAAGCCCGTATTTTCACGAGGCAATCTTGCAGCACGGCTTTGTCTTTATGAACAAGATAAAAATCGTCCATATATCTGCCATACATCTTGATTCCGAGCTTTTCCTTTACGTAATGGTCTAACCCGTTCAGGTAAAGCAAAGCGAAAAGTTGCGAGCTCTGATTTCCTATCGGTATTCCAACCTTTCCCTCCGTGCTGTCGATTATCATATCACATAGCCAGAGAGTATCTGGGCAGGATATAAACCGTCTCAATTTCTTTTTGAGAATCTCGTGGTCTATGTTGTAAAAATACTTTCTGACATCGCACTTGAGCACCCAGCCCTCGGCTGTGCCGTTCTGGCGATAATACCGCAACAAAAAGCATTTCAAACGTTGTAGTCCAAAGTCCGTGCCTTTGCCGACCTGCGAGGCGTAATTGTCGGTTATAAACGATTTCGTTAAAATCGGTTCTAATACGTTGTCGCAGAGCGAGTGTTGGACGACTTTGTCTTTATAACTGTTACTCATAACAAGCCGTTCCTTTGGTTCGTAGACCTTGAAAACGTTATACGGAGACAGCGTGTAGGTCTTCGTAATAAGCTGTCTCTTTAGCAGTAGCAACGCCTCAAGTAAATTTATCTCGAATTTGACGGCGGCGTCTTTCCAACGCTTGCCTCTACGAGCCTTGAGATACGCAGCATAGAGATTCTCTAAATCGTAAATCTTTTCGTATTCCTGCATAGATTTCAAAAATTCCTTATCGCATATAGCTATTGCCTTTTCTTATGAAAATGCCGTTGCGTCGATAATCTTGTATTTATCCTTTCGGAAAGGATATGCTCTCCTTTGATTGGTGGAGTGCTGCTTTCGCCCAAATATGGCTACTCGGTCTGACTTTATACCACCAAAGCGGACGCACGCCGTTGTTACCGTTATACGCATTGTTGTTGTTCAAACTACCGTCCGAATTGACATTGCGAACATTGTACGAGTTCGACGAGTTAGGAGGGGCAGAGCATACCCTAAGAGATGTACTTAATCAACCGTTATGACTGCTGTTCCGCTTGTCGCTATTCCTCCAAGCGGCAGTCATACGTTTGACTTCTACGACAAGCCCACTCCAGTATGCTACCGATTTCATTTCGAGTTCGATAGTCTTAAGTTTGTAGGCTAACTCTATCATTGTGTTAAGCAATTTGCACGACACTATCGCCTCTTTCTGGCACTCATATCTGGAGCGTCTTTCGGCGGCGTCGTTAATGTCGCACTCGTTTGCTCGGACAAGGTTTTCATAGATGTCGATAGAGATATTTTCTATTCTGGCACCTATCGAAAACCTATATTTCTTAGGAAAATGGTTTGTGTTTGCTGTCATTTTGCAGCTGTGTTCCATAAGGTCTTTCGCTTTTGTAATGACAGCCATTTCCTTAGGGTTACGTTCGTTTACTTTTAACAATACAGATACCCTCCCGACAGATTGCTATTTCCGTTGAGCAGCGAGCAGCCGTCAAGATTTGTAAAGACCTTAATATACTGCGTGCCGCCGAGCGTTTCGTGCACCTGTTTTATTTTTTCTGCCGCAGCGGCGTTGTCGTCCACAGTCGCTTTCAACGCCTTAATCGTTTCGAGCAGTTCAAGAGGGTTAGATACGTTTTTAAGTTTGATTTTGTCCATAAATTACCTCCTATTCAAGTTCCCACCAAACATTATGAAACACGTAACTACTTGCATATCCTGGCTTAAAAGCTGTAGTGCTGTTAAAATTTGTAATTTTGCCGTTAGCAAAAACCCTACAATACTGAGCTCCTAAAGAACTCCCAGGCTCCAATAAAATAATTTGCGTGGTATCTTTTGGTCTGAAACCCTCAGGTATCGTTATTGCTATGGTGTAACTTCCGTTTTGGCTTTTACTCATTTCAAAGTTGAAAATGCACCACTTGCCCATTTTTTGCAGGGAGTTCGTAGAAATGGTGCAGTTTGTTTGAGTAATTCCTGCGGCTCCCGACTTAAAACCCAAATTTGTTAGCCTCGTTTCTATTGTCCCTTTTGATGTGTCGTCGCTTGCGTAAAGTGCCTTTGTTGCAACGGGAGCTGTCGCTCCGCTTGCAAAATCACTTGTTTCGACCGAAGATTTTGTAGCGAGACTTCCTAAGCCAGATATTTTAGATGACGATATTGCTGCGTTGCTCGCAATATCAGAGTTTGTAATACTACTTTTTGCCGCCAAACTACCTAAACCGCTTATTTTACTTTTGTCGATAGCAGCGTCGGAGGCAACGTCAGTGTTGCTTATAGTGCTTTTTGCCGCCAGCGAACCGAGTCCCGAGATTTTACTTTTGTCGATAGCAGCACTTGACGATACGTCCGAGTTGGTTATAGAGGATTTAAACGCCAAAGTGCCGAGAGCGGCAAACCACTGTTTGATTTTGCCGAAAAGACTCTTTGTTGTATCTCCCGAGCTTATATTCGAGCGTGTCCCCGTTGCGTCGGAAAACGTAACCTTTGTGTCTCCGATTTCGCCGCCTGAGGCTGTAACTTTCTTACCAAGTTCAGTGTATACGCCTCCAGATTTTACAGGTTTGCTACTGCCTGCCGTCGGCGTATCGTCCCACGAAAGCGTATCTTGTTTTTTGTTAAGTTTTGAGTCCATTTCCGACTCGGTGTAATACCTATCGTCGTGAGAGTGAGACGCAGGAGCAACACCGCTGAGCTTAGCGTATTCGATTGCAGCAGCCGAATCGACGTCGGCATTTTTGATTTTATCCTTAAAAGCAAGAGCCTTAAGACGTCCGAGCCAGTTTTTTATTTTTCCGAACAGAACTTTAAGCGTATTTCCGCTCGCCAGATTAGCCGCCGTGCCCGATATATCGGGAAACGTCGTAACAGTCTCGGCTACTTCGCCGCCGTTTTTATCGACTTTTGCGGCAAGAGCCTCCTCGAGCCCGTTTACTTTTTCCATTTCAATGGAAACGATGTTCGTTGTATTTGTCGTGTAATACGCTTTACCGACACGGACAATAAGTTTACCCTCGAATTTTTCGTCAGTGTAACAAACTACCGTTCCGCCTGCGGATACCGTAAACAAGTTACAAGACGAGAAATTACCGTCGGCGTCTTTACGCCTGAGGTCGATATAAAGCGACATATCGGAGCCCATACCGTGCGTAGCAGGCGGCACCGTTATGTAATACAGCCCGTTGGAGTCGGCACTTTCAGACCACGAGCTTGAAAGAATATTCAAAACATAGCTCGGAATATCCGTAATTGCAGGCGACATATAAATGCTTGCCAGATACCAGCCGTCAAGTTCGTCCCCTATAACGGCAGACGACCAGTAATGATAAGTATAAATTTTGCCTGCGTCGGGCATTTGATTATCCCATACCTGAACAGAGTCCGTATTGTCGGGAGTGTCTCTTCCCGTGCTTTCTTTAACTTTTTTATTGAGTTCGGCAATAAGTGTAGCGTCGAGGGTTTCTGGCGTAGCCCAAAGAACAACGCCACGGATAATACGAGGTTTTACGCCGAGCTGCAGGCTGTCTACGTCCTGATTAAGCGACTGAATCGCCAAAGCAATATCTGCTCCGATTGGAGTGATTTTAGATATATCGCCGATATTGCCCTCAACGGTCGTTGCACGACTTTCAAGGCTGTCAAGTCTTCCGTCTGAAATGTTTTTATCGGTCTGATATGTCGATTTATCGACTTTTAGAGCCAAGAAATTATCCGTCTGTGTTTTAGTGTAGCGGTCGTTGATTTTTTCAAGCAGACCACTGCTTATATCGCCCTGCAGAGCGTCGGCAATAGCGTCGGCATACTCTTTAAGCGTCTTGCTTGTTGCCGTCGCCTTGTTCGATGTCGCAAAGCCGTAACACTGCAGTGTTATTTTAGCCGCCAGAGTGCCGTTGGCGATGTCGGAGACGAGGTTGCTTAACTTCTTTCCTGCCCCGTTGTAACTGTCCGAAATACCCACCTCTGCGGCTCCTGAGGACGATTTTATAAGTGTCTTGTAATTATTAAACGCCTCAGTAAGTTCCGAAATAAGACGTGCCTTTTCGTTGATTATCGCCTGTAACGTTGCAAGGTTCTTTTCGTCGCCCATATCTGCGGCAGAATGATACGCAAGCATAATCGTAGCAAAACCGCCGTTAAGAAACGACGCCGTAAGGTCTCCGAGGGAGGCTATTGTTCCGCCCAGATTGTCGATACCGACATACTCCTGCCCCGATTCGCTCAAGGCGGTCTGAATCTCATTGATTTTACCTGCCAAGAGTCTGCCGAGATTATCAAACCACAGCTTAAGCTGCGTGGGCGATAGACCACCCACACCGTAACTGGCTGCAACGTTAGGCTTATCCGCAAGAGCTACGACACCTTTTGCCGCAAGCTCTGCGTTAGAAATGTTTGCAAATTGTTTTTTTGCCATATAAGCCTCCTATTGTTTCAGTCTTCCGACCACCTGATAGCGGTAAGAGACGTAATAAAGAGCAAAGGGTTTAAGATATTCGTCCGAGTATATGTAATACTGTTTTTCTACCCACTGTTTTTCCTTTTCTTTGATAGCGAAAAGACTTTGCTCGCTTGTGCTAAAGGTAAAGTCCGAAAAGTTCATATCTTCAAACGAGAATAAAGACGTATTTATTCTGGCTATTTGCTGATACGGCTTTTTATTCGTCCTGACCTTTATTTTTGCCGCAGAGTTGCGGAATGATTTTGTTTTTATGACGGTGGAGCGTTTTATCGTGTTTTTCGTCAAATGCGGAATACCGCAACAGTCCATTTTCGTAGCAGCTCCACAGTAAATCGTTCTCTCGTCGAAAGAGTAATATTGCGTCGGAATTTCGCCGTCCGTGCCTCTTTTATCGAAATTAAACGAGCAAACAACACCGTTTTCCGTGCCGAAAAAGATATTGTCTGCCATATTTTTAAGCGTTGTAGCTTGCTTGAATACTCCGCCCGTGTAGTTTCCTTTGCCGTCGCACAGATACGCCTCGTAATGAGTAATATCGCCAGAAATTATGTCTACAACGGGGTGCACTGTGTAATACACACCGACGGTAAACGTTTCGTCATTGATAGCGATTTTTACTCCCTCGTCCACAACTTCCGTTTCGGCAACGCCTGCATAGTTCGGTTCGTTTACAACAGTCCCCCTGAGGTCTTTTGTTTCGTTTGTGTCGGCATAATATACTGCGTTCGCTAACTGCAGCGGAATCTCGATTATGTCTTTTTCGTCTTCCGAACAGGTGCAATGCGTGGCACTTTTACTGCATTTGCGGCACCAGTGGACTTTTGCTCCGACGAGTTCGTCCGACATATACGAGGCGTAGCTGTATTCTGGATATTGATTTTTGTAAACGCCGATACCCTCGACGTAATACCACTCATATTGCGGCACGCCTATATCGTGTTGATATTTTTGTCGGCTGTCGCCCATAAACATTTTGCCGTCTACAAGCACGAGCAAATAGCCGTTCCATTCTTCCACTATAGCGTGGGAAAGGTTCATATTGACGAGCTTTGCGTCTATAAGGCTGGAACGATGTTCGTTTGCACGTTCATAACGCACAGAGAGCTGACCGACAGCCTCAACGCCGAGACGGGATATAAAAATCGGGTCGTCAAGGAAATTGACGCAGGCACCGAGACAACCTATACCGCTTAAACCTTGCGAGGACGGATATATTTTAGGTTGTATGTTAGAATCGGTAAGCTGAGCCGTATGGAAATACGTCGAGCCGTCCTGCTGGGTATCGTTTTTAAGCACCATTAGCGTATCCGCAACGGTTATCATACCCGTAATCGGAGCAATGCCGACGCCGTCCTGCATATAGTTCAAAACACCGAAATACGTCGGGTCAATAAACCCAGTCGCATTATTCAGACCGCAATAAAAAATATGGTTCGGATAATTCGGGTTGCCCGACAAAAACACACGGTTGTCATATATAGTGGCAAGCGTGCATTTTGTTATAAGCTCAGACACGGTGCTTTCCTGCTTTGTAACGCCAGATACACTCGTAAATACCTTACTTGCGGTAATGACGATTCCAGCGTAAAACTCAGGGTAATAAACTGCAGCCGCCCCGTCTTTTGCTGCAACCTGCACGACCGTTTCGGGTTTTGCAGGAGCCGTCGTAAAAGTAATTTTACCGTTGGCTAAATCTACAGTGTAGTCTGTTCCTGCTGTTTTTGTTTCATCGTAAACTTCCACGCTAACAACGGAATCGAGCTCGTTTTCGTTGAGATAAAATTCGGTAGTTTTCCCGTCGGCTATAAACGTAGTCTTGAATTTTGGCTGCAGAATGTTTCTTTGTTCGTATTCTTTGCCGATGTCGGCGTTTTCTCCGCTGGGCACAACATTTATGTACGTTGTCGGGATATACGCCTCGGATAACACGTTTTTAACCGTGAACCCGTCGTAGACGAGATAATTTAGCCCGTCGATAATATACAGTTTGTTATTAAAAATAAAGGACGCACTTCTGCGGTCGTTCATACCGCTGAATAAGGCGTCGCTTGATTCGATAACGCCCTCTTTGTAATCATACAAAAGTCTTTCTCCGACAGCTATCTCGCTGCTTGCATACGTCAGGATATGTGTCGTCGGGTCATACGAGGAAATTAGAGCCGTGAGGTCGGTTCCGTCTTGCCGCCTGAGCGACACTACAGCGAATACCTTGCTCGGGAGCGTTACTTTATATATTGGCGTGCCGTTTGAAGTTTCAGCCGCCTGAGGCGTTTCTACGGTCTCTGTTGCGATAACGTTTACCGAGTTCGGGTAGTTGCCCCACAAATATAATTTATTTCCTGAATGAATTAAGACTTTTGTTAAAGTCTCGTTCTGGGCGTTCTTATGTTTATAGTAGAATATGCCGTGCACGCTGCTTTCTTCGGGTAAAACAACACGACGTCTGAACCCTGCAATAGTTTCAAGGGCTTGCCCTTGTCCCGACTGGTAGTCTCTGAACATATTTACGGCAAACGCAAGGCGCTGCTCGTGTACCTGAGTGTGGTCGGACGAGAAATCAACGCCTCTGAAATCGCCATAATACCTGTTATATGTATCCCTGTCCTGCAGGATATTTTTTGCAGTCTTAAAATTCGCCATAGAGTTACCAACCGTTTGAATTTTTATACATCACAGGTTTGTTGTCGATATTTCTGCGTTCTATATCGACGGCACGTTCCCTGTAAAGGCTCAGGTAATACTCTGATTTAGACGGCTCGTCGTCAACCCAGACATAAGCAGCGATAAGGGTCGGCAGCAGGCTGCAGAGTTCTTCGTCGAGGTCGATAACAGTCTCGTCGTCGGATACAGAGCCAGTATTGACTAACATCTGAGGGAGTCTCTCGTAAAGCACTTTGAAAACGCCTCTTTTGTCATACGGCAAAAGGATAATCGAGTCGCCCTCCATTTGATAGTCTTGATTTAAGATTTTATGCTCGTCGTCTTCCTGAATCGGAGGGCAACAAAGAGCTAAGAAATCGCTCGCAAGGGAGCGGATATTGTAGCGAGTGTAAGGCTCATAGGCAGGAATATCGTCCTCTTCGGCACTGCGTAAATGCTCATACATAGCGACATTACGCACCGAATACAAGAACTCTCCCGAAAATCTGAGTCTTACCTGTCCGCTAACGTAGTTTGCCCCGTCCTTGATAAAGCCTTTATATGAAATAAAAGCACCCGTAGACGTAAGCGTTATTTGCTGAATAATAGACCAAGAGCCGCTGTTTGCGTCTTGTTTTTCGATATAAGCGACGCCGTTACCGTCCGCCTCGAAATAATACGCCTTAGCGTCGGTTGCCTCGAAATCGAGGTCTTCCGCTCGTTCTATCGGAGTAAACGTAGATTCCGTTACCAAATTCCTGAGCGGTTTATGATTAAGCACGTAGTGGCTTACTACAGGCTTGAGCTTACAAACCTGTAGTAAAGCCCTGTTTGCTGCGTAAAAGAATCTCTCGTCTTCCTCCAAAGAGTCCTCAAAGCCCAGCTGAGCTACTGACTTGTAAAGCTCAAAGACTTTCATAGACACCTCCTGTAGACGTTAAGATTTTAGAGAGCAGTTGCTCCAGAAACCGTGTTCTCGCCCGTAACGTTGACAATAAGAGCAATGTGTTTCCACGTGTTGAAACCGATACCGAAACGGCAATAACCGTTCCAGAAATAGTTTCTGGTGTGCTTGTCGATGTCGCTCGTGATGTCGAGGGGCACCCTGTTGTAGAACATATTGCCGAGCAGGTTTTCATTTGCCTCGGAAGACATAATCATAAACCTGTCGTCGGTGGTCTCCCAGCCGTCGAGGACGACAATAGTCCAGTTGCCGTATTGAGTGTTGATGTCGTTGTTATTGCTGCCGACGGTTCTTTCGGAGCCGACCACTTTCTTTGCAAGAGCCTCGAGTTTCGGTCTGTTGCAAGGGATAATGAGCGTGTCCGCAACGTATTCCATAACTTCGCCGTTTTCGTCTTTGAAGTTGCGGAGTTTGTTTGCGGCAACGCCGAGAGCCTCTTCGAGCTTATCTGCCGACGCCGAAACCGCACCATAAAAATAGTTGCTCTGGGTTTTACCTTTCATTTTGTCGGTCGCATAAGGGTGGGCGTTGCTGAACAATGCTTTGCCGTCTGCAGTGGAAAGGTCTACCTTTGCCCCGTTAAACGTCATACTGGTTGCCGTGCCGTTGATAAGAGCCTGAGCGGCGATTTTGATACGGGTCTTGTAGTATGCACGAACAAACTTGCGAGGTTTGTTTTTAAAGTTGGTTCCCATACCGAATTTTGCGTCGTCTGCCATTTTTCTGGTAATGGTAAACTCTTTCGCAAATTCGATGTGGCTGATAGTTTTGTCGAACGTCTTTTCGACGCTGTCGTTTTCGGCTCCCTGTCCCTCTTCCTTACTCTTGAAAGTATCGAAATCGGATTCGCCGATAACGGTTTCCGCATAGCGGTTAGATTTTTCTACGTTATAAAGAAAATCGAGAATCGACTTTTTCTTTTCGCAGATATTGGACTCCTGTTCGATAAGTGCCTTAATCGGGTGTTCAAACTTACCGAACATAGGGTCGTTTTTGCCCGACATAGCACTGTAAATAAAGTTACTCATAGATGTAAACCTCCGTTAGATTCTTACGACAACTTTGTCGCCTGCAGCGGTCGCACCGTTCAAAGAAACGATAGTGACAACGCCGCTCGTTTTCGTTGCAGTTACCTGCAAGCCGTCGGTATGAAGAGTAACCTTATCTCCCTCGACAATTCCCGTGGGTGCCGCTTGGATAGGAACTTCATACACCTGATTCGATTCGACTCGGCAAACGGGACACTTTCTGTCGGTGTCGCTCGCTCCGACGTCTTTCATTGCGATAAATGCAGGTGCAGCGGTTGCACCGCATTTCGTGAGTTTTCCGCTCGCAAGAACGAGAGCCTCGCCGTAAGAGACCGCCTCTTCGGCAGTTACTTCGTAAAATTCGGGTTCAGGCACGTTCATTCTTGCGTTTTCGATTTTTTTAAGATAGAACATAACTTTTTACTCCTGTTTATTTAGATTGTTTATAGAGCTTTACCAACTCTTTGTCGGACAACGTCGGGAAAAGGTCTCTCCACGTTGCAAGCTCTTTTTTCGTCATTGTAATAGACGTGTCTTTACTGCCTTTCGGCACCGACGACTGCAAATGTTTTTTTGTCTCGTTCAAAGACTTCTGCTTAGCCGCATTGGCAGCGTTTTCCCTGAGTTTGTCGGGGTTTGCGGCGGCATACGCTTGTTTCGGTGCGATACCCAAATCTCTGTAACGACCAAACTCGGCGAGATTTTCTATCTCGTAAATAGTTTTTGCGTTTGCGAGCTCTGGATAATATTTTTTGAGTTCCGCAAGGTCGGCGGCGGCTTTCTTCTCAAACTCCGCTTTTTGGAGAATTTTTTTAGCCTCGTCGGCTTGTTCGGTCTCCTGTTTCTTTTTACGGTAGTCTTCGATAGAAATATCGTCCGCCTCCGCAGCGAGGGACTCAAGCCCCTCTAACACGTTCTCCGTGTCTTTTACACCGAGCTTAGAAAGGGTCTCCTTGCCTTGAGCTTTTAATTTTGTCAATTCCTGCTCAAGCTCTGCAATTTTCTTATCTTTCTCGTCGGTTGCAGGCTTAACTACTTCCGTCTCGGCGTCTTCTTCGTCGGAGCCCTCGTTCTCGTCGGAATTATCTTCGCCGTCGGTTTCGTCCTGCTCTTCCTCGTCGTCGGCAGCACCCTCTTTGTCTTCGGCGTCCTCGTCGATAACGTCGGGAATAATGATGTTGCCGTCTTCGTCATACTCAAACTCGTCGTCTCTTTCGTCGTCGAGATTGTCTTCGTCTACGATTTCCTCGTCGTCGGAATCGGTTTTATCGACTTCGTCTACTTCGAGCTGATTGTCTTTTTCGTCTTCCATAATCGTTATATCCTCCTGATTGATTTTTGGCAGCGGCTACGGCTTATTTCTTCTTGCCGTCTCTGAGGTCGCTACCTTTGACAACTGTAGATTTCGGTTGGTCGGTCTGAGGCTTAGGTGCCTTGATAATGCCGCCCTTGTTGGTTGCAAATCTGTTGCTCGTGCAAGGTTTCATACGCTCTGTACCTCCTTGTTGAAAATTTTTGAGAAAAAGAGCCCAAACCACTTGGTGGTAAGGGCTCTATCTCTCGGATTTTGGCACAATGTTCTTAATTTTTTATTCGGTTTTTACTTCCCATAGCTTGCCGCATTTCCTGCACTTAAACGTAAGGCTCGATATGCGGCTGCCTTTAGGTATTCCTACCCGAGGGAGTTTCTCGTGACAATGAGGACAAACGATTTTCGTAACTTCAGATTCCACAGTGGGAGTGATTTTCAACATACTCCTTGCCTCCTGTAGATAATCTTAGCATAGATTAAAGTCTGTTTAGTCACTATTTATTCTTTTTACTCAAGCTGCCGACGCCCGAGTAGAGTGAACTGCGGTCTATTTTGCCGTTTTTAACAGTAAAACCACACTCTGCGGCTATTTTTGCTTTTTCGGCTTGCGTCGCTTTTAAGCTCAATATGTATTTGAGCAAAATAATTTTCGCTCGCTGTTCGGTGTAACCTTTATAATCGCCGTCCTGAATCGAATAGCCTCTGTAGCACATTATAAGCAATCTTTCTCCGTCCGATAGGCTCTGTTTAAGCAGATACGAAATCGTTTTTTTCTTTCTCGAGCCAGAAACAGTATTGCCTTTAGAATCAACGTCTGACGCAATCTCAGAAAGCCCTGAGAATACTACGGCAAGTTTTTCTACCGCTATATAGCGAGAAAGCTCCCCGAGTGTATTGTTTGCGTCCTGTCCAACCAAATCTGATATAGCCTGATAGTAGAAAGCGTCATACACACTCTTTATGGCTTTTGCTTGTTTTTCTTCGCTCAGTTTGCCGTAGCCACTGCTTGCGAGCAACTTTTCGATGTAGCGGTTTGCTTGCGAATATATCGACATAAAACGCTTTTTCTGAGTGTCGTTCATTTCTATCTCGTTTCCGTCGTATCTGATAGAGTCGCCGATAGACCTCGGGAGAATCGAATATCCTTTTGCATACAAATCGCTTAGCTTTTGCCTTGTTTCTTCGTTTACCATATCTCCGATTCTCTGGTTGTAAATAAGACTCATAATATACGACACCATTTCTGCGTCGTCGTTTTCAAGTGCCTTATTAAGGTCGGAAACGTAGTTTTTCTTGTAAAATTGATTGTCGATTTTATATGCCGAGACAGGGCTTACCCTCTTTGTGAGACCGTATGCAACGTTGTAGATATTCCTCGTCGGCACACCAAACATTTGTCCGAGCGAATACGAAAGGTTTTTAACTCCTTTTGCGATGTCTTGCTGGCTTGCGTCGCCCGAAACAAGATTTTTTGCAGCCTCTACAAGGTTTATCGAACTATCAAGCAGGTCATTTATTGACGAGTAAGCATAGTTAGAGAAGTTATAGCCCTGAGCGATTCTTGCGTAAATATCTTTGATTACGGGTAACCCGCCGATAAGATTGCCGAGAAAGTCCACTAAAACCGTCTGAGCCGTGCTTTCGTCGTCTTTTTTGTCCTTATTGTAAAGCCAACTAAACAGTTGTGCGACCGCCGCCATAAATAACGCCGATGTTACAAGCGATGTAACGGACTTCCTGACTTTCCTATTTGCAAGTTTTATGCTTTTTTGCAGTGTCGCTCTGACGTCTGCGTTAGACGTTGCTTTGAGTTTCGCTTTAAGTGTAGATAATTCGCCGATAGAGTCGATTACACGTCCTACAACTTTCATACTGTCCGCCGTAAACATTGTCACAGTCCTCAATATTTCATTGCCAGAACGCATTGCAGCCGACCTTTCCGTTGCTACTGAGTTCTGCTGCGTTTCGAGAATAACACGCCTCAAAAGCTGTCCTGCAGCTATTTTGTTCGCTTCGGTTCCTATTTTTGCCCCTCCGTTTTTAGCGACCTGTGCTTGGCACGCTCCAAAAAGCCTGCAAACTACAAATCTATCCATTTTACCGATAGGAGCCATAAGAACGTCGGAAACCTTACCGAGCTTGTCTAAAACGCCCTGAGCCAACGCAGCCGTATTATCGTTGTTTCTGAGTTTAGCCAGCGAGCAGTATGTATCAACATCTTTTGCCGAAATAAACATACCTTTCGTTATACTGTCTGCGTCAAGGATACTCGACGAGGCAAAAAGCGAGGATAGCTGTGTTACCCAAACTTTCGGGTTTGCTCCAAGTTGGAATTTAGCATAGTTACCACGGATAAAGCCGAGAACTTTATTGCCCTCCCCAGACGACGTAGGAATACCCTGTATGTCGGATATAAGCTTAGAGAAATACTTATTGCCTTTCGCCCACGTATTTGCACTTTCGGTAGCAACGCTTACGGGTTTATTCGGGTTGCCAGACACATCGAGGTTGAAGATATGATTATATGTTTCTATCGCAGGAGACAGGAACGCATACTGACAAACAGCGTGAATATGCCTCTTAAACACTGTGTCGGCAGACTCTATAAAGAGTTCCTGTTTTGCACCTCTTACGGTATCTTTGTTGAACGACGAATTGCTTACTCTATCAATTTCGCCCTGAACATCGGACGTGTCAACGTTTTTGGCAATATTGCCACGGCGGATAGGATAATAATAGTCCTCGGTTGCGTTCGTAAAGCCGAGACGTTGCATATCTCTGTCGGCTTTCAATTTCTTTGCGTCGTTATTATATGCCTGTTCGAGAATGGCGATGTATTCCTTGTCGGCAGCAGACAAAAGACTTTCAATTTTCTTTTGTTCTTCGACAACACTGAAATACAGTTCTGCGTCGGTTTCGATGTTTGGAGCAAAGCCGTCAACACGAACACGTTTTCCGTCTGTATCGACATAAGCAAAGCCGTTTTGAGCAAGTCCTGCCTGAGCGTGTTGTCTCTTGAGTGTCATATACAAACCGATAAGAACAGACCTCGGGACGTCTTTGCCGCCATAAGATACAGTTTCTTTAGTGATTTGAGCAAGATATTTCTTGTTCTTTTTCATAAAGGCGTCGTAGTTCGACATTATCTCCATTTCGGCAATCTGAGAATCTACTGCGGCGTCTCTGAGCTGCTGCAGCGTCTCGGTGTAAAACCCGTTAGGTTCATACATATCCATTCGGCGTGCGACCGTCATAGGGTCTCCGAACGTCTGCATATACGTTGTTCCTGCAAGTTTTCTAAATAACCCGACTTTCAGCTCGGAGTTTGCGTGTATGGTGTCGATATACCTTGTCGCCTCAGGAATAGCCTCAACCCATTTACCGTTTTTGTAAACTTTATTAAAGTTCTCAACGTATTTCGTGAAGTAAGCCATTACATTGTTAAGCGTGGCGAGCTCTTCTTTCGTAAAGCGTTTATTTCCAACAGAAAGACTGTCGAGCATATCCGCAATGCCCTGCTCATAAGTGTCGGCGAGAATCGGGTTATCTGCCGTGTACCACGTCCTAAGGTCTGCCAATATCTTACGAGTGCCTGCAACATTGAAGTTCCCTCTGTTTTTGATACGAGCGAGCCCCTCGATAGAGCTTTTGAACACATCGTTTTTATACTGCGTCGAGTTTAAGAACGTGCCGAGCTTAAGGTCTCTCATACGCTGAGCCTTGTCTACCACGCTGTTCACGAGCCTATTGTAGCTGTTAGCCTCTCTAACTTGCTGTTTGAGACTTTGTATTTGTGTTGTGTATTTCTCAACAAGTTTTGCATATTTCGACTTTGTGCCCTTGTTGTCGTAAGCAAGTAAAATATCTCTTGCAATATCTTGACGGAGTTTTTCAAGCTGTTCCTTTCCTCCATAGTCTTTGAGGCTTTGCTGTTGCACGCTCTCTTGAACGTCTCGTCTTGCCGATTCATACATATCGACCATTTCAAAGAACATATCCGCCCCGTTCCAGCCACTTAAGAATATTCCGTCGCTTTCTAATGATTGAGCGAGCGTGTCAGGAGCAATTCCTCTTTCGCCTTTTGGGGCAGCCCAGAGCAAATTGATAGTATTTTTATTGTCGTATCTATATTTTATCTCCGACTGAATACCACTCAAGTCCATTTTGTGCATATAATAACGCAACGCCGAGAGTGTCCTCATAGACTCAGAAACGGTTTCGGCGGCATACATATCCGACAGAGTAGTGTTATCAATGAGGTAATCTGCGATTTTTAACGCAACGCCGATTCTATACCCCTCTTTTACCGTGTTGAGTTTTTTGAACAGGTAATTGACAACCTCAGTTCTGTTTTTACCAGCAAGAACGCCGTATTTTCCGTCGTCAAACGTAAGACGTTCGTCCATAATGGCACTTATAACAGACTCTGCGTCCGAACGAGAGTAGACTTTCATTGCCGTGTTGTTTGCAGCAAATTTTGCCCTTTGCCCTGCCGTATAATTGCCTCTGACGTCTTGGTCGGAATCGTCCAAAGCAAAGCGTATGTCGCTATTTACGGTCGGCGTTTTGTTACTTGCAAGCTTTATTTGATTCGAGTCGTAAACAACAAACTCTTTTACTCCGTAACTATCGTGTATTATGCCGTCAAAGCCAAGCTCCCGTATGAATTTCGAGACATCTCTACCTATGTCGTCAAGATAATTACTTATTTGCCAGAACTCGCTGCCGCCTATACCTTTCTCACTGGAATATTCTGCAATATCCTGCTGAGTATTGTTTATGCTCTTATACAGCAAATCAAGGCTTGCTCTATCGTTGGTTACAAACGGGTTTGTGATATTTAGATAGCACTCATACAAACTCGGTTTAGCGTATCTCTGAGCCCTACCTCTATCTTCAGTAAAGTAAAAGCCTTTTCCAAAAGCGTTCCAGTTAGATATATACCTACTTTCAAACACGGTCGGAGACGCTTTGCTGCCGTGATAGACTTTAAGAAGTTGTCCGTCGCCGTCAACGACCTTACTTTTTGAGAAAAACTCCCTTTGTTGCTGCGATAATTTTTGCCCTGTAGAGTCTGTGTCGGGTAGAGCAAAACGAGCTTTATCCATACCCTTGATTATATCCTGTCTTGCATTTTGCCTTGAGGTGTCATACAACTCGTAAGAAATATGCTTACTTTTGAGCTGAGATATAAGCTCCGTGCTTGTGTTTTCAGGCAGTATTACTCTTAAAATCTCGGATAGCTTTACGGCTCTGCGTGGTTTTGCCTCGAAGTAGGTTGTAGGAACGTGTTGGAGGCTTTGGAAGAAAGTCAAGACCTTTCCTGCAATTTTATCGTTAAACTTATAACCGAGGTCGTATCCTTTTGTCTCTTTTGCAAATTTTTTCTGGATATTTTCAACCGTAAGAGGCTTGACGGTGGCACATTCCCCAAGAATGTTGCCCACATCGTCCCTGCGGCTTTGGTTGCTCGTAATATCTCCAGAATTTCCAGCAATTTCCGAGACAATTTCGTCATACATTTCATATGTTTTTTTATTGAAAGCCTCAATATCTTCGTTTGATACAAGCTGCAAATAGTCTTTTGCTGCTCGTATCGAGTCTATGCTATCAAATTGAATGGAGAGTTTTGCAGCGAGGGCTCCAGCCGTCATACCTAAGGTTGTATTTCCCTCTTGAGTTCCTTTTGACATAGCTCGGACGATGTTTCCAACGGTATAGGAATAGTGCCGCTGTTCAAACGAGCGTCTATTTCCCGACCTATCAAACACATCTGAGTCGTTATCAACGCCTTTTTTCTCAAACGTGCTTTCCACTTTATCCCAAAACCACGAGTAAAAGTCGTTCATATCCTCAATACTTTTTTTCAGCTTGCTTTCTGTGGCACCATTGTCGAGAACATCTTTTGGTCTGTTCTGATTATAAAAATCTTCAGCAAGAAAGAGCAGTTGCGAAACGTCTCCGTCGTCGTAGTCTTTTTTTGCTCGGTCATACAACTCCTCAAAAGTTATGTCGGGTTTACGTTTTTTGAAAAACGAGTAGTTGTGTTTAACTCTGTAACGAATATATTTGTCAAGTATTTCGCTACGTTGCTCTGCTGTTACATTTTCCCGTGTAATATCTTTGGTTATGCCTACGTTTTCAAGTAAAGCTTTTGCCTCGGAACGAGTGAAAGTCTGCCACCCCATAGTAAAGTTTTTTTCGGCATATACAGGACTTATGTCAATTCCTTTTTCATTGAGATACGCCGCCATTATTCCAGCATAATGGGTAGCCTCCTCTCCGATAGTCTTTTGATTGAAATTATAATCTGGGACGACATATTCGCCAGCACCATTTTTATATTTCCCGTCGAAAAATCTATCAACATCGTATTTATAGCCCCCATACTCGCTAACTTCGCTTTCGAGACTGTTAATAAGGGTATCGACAGAGTCTTTTTTTAATTTTACGTCAGTCCTCGGCGTTGTCGGCGTCCAAGCGTCTCTATCGTAAACAACATTTTTGCTATTTAACTCAGGGTCTATGGTTTCTTTACCAAACACTATGGTTATGTCGCCATAATTTTCGTGTGGTAAATCAACCCGAGTGACAGCAATAGACGGCATAGGAAAGCCTCCGAGCTGCAAGACTCTCAATAGGTTATCTTCGGATAAGTTATGAAGAGCAACTAAATTTTTTGTTTGCTCGCTGTCAACTGTTATTTGTTCGTCGCCGAGTTGCAGTGCGTAACGTATATCTGCGGCAGCTGTAGGTTTTAAGTTTTTTATGTCTTTTATCTGGTTTTGTTCCCAAGCAACAAAATACTTTTCGTGTTCGCCATAGTTTACCTGAATACCGTCATAACCTAAAACCTTTTTTATAGCAGCGTTCAGCTCGTTTGGATAATAGCCAAACATAGTGTTGTCGATAAACATACCGATTTCGTTCATTTGAGCGGCTACCTCACGTATAACCGATTCGGTGGCACCCTCAGTCCAGTATCGTTCGCTAAAATTACCCAAAGGACTATCTTCTACGCTAAAAATATCTGGGTGCATTTTTAGTATCTGTTCAGCCTGAGATTGTGTTACAGGTTGCCTATAAAACTGGTCTATAGTTCCACCTTTGTCGCCGACCTCGATAACAAATGGGTTTTTAATGTTTAAGTACCCCTCTATCGTCCTACTTCCATAAGCTCCTGCGTGGTCTTTGTTTGTTGTAAAGTAATAACCTGAGCCGAACTGGTCTATACCTTTACCAACCCTACCGCTATCAAATGTATAGAACTCGTTGTTTGTTCCGTGATACACCTCAAGCAGTCTACCCTGTTCGTCGACAACCTTACTATCGGCAAAGAATTTTCGCTGTTCATTCGTGAGTTTTTTGCCTCTACTATCGGTTTCAGGAAGAGCATACTTTACGTTTTTTTGCGTTTTAGCCTGCTTAGTGTTGACTTTTTCTGTATTTTTGGATATACTATGAGTAGTGGAGTTTCTGCCGCTCGTTTCGGACGTTCCTGCAAGGGCTACTGCATTTGCTGACGGTGCACGACCTCCACTTTCATTGATTATCCAAGCACTCTTAAGCGTAAGGGTGCTTTTTTTAGTGGAGGTAACCGTTATTGCTATATTCCGACCGTCTAAACGTTTTTCAAAACGTAATGCCGTCCCGTTATTATCACTAACCAAAGAAACATCGTCGGGTGAGATAACAGTTTCGAGAATATTCTCAATATTTGCAAAAGTAACAGCCTTTTGTCCTCTGGGAGTTTCTACATTTACGTCCCCGTGACCGTCAAAAATGTGGGCAATGTAATTGCTTGCGAGAACAAAATCGTAATTTTTTATATCAACGCCAGTCTTTTTGAAAACCAAATCTGCCGTTGTGTCACTTATTGTACCGATGTGCAGGCGTTTTACAGGAGCCAGCTTATTTGCAGACTTAATAAACTCCGAAATTTCGTTGTAATCACGAGAAATAGTATCATATTCTCGGCTTTCAATATGACGTTTGCGTGTCTCGCTATATTCTCCGAGCGTTTTCAGGGCGTCTGACAATGCCATACGGGAACTATCCGCCACCTCAGTGATTTTTACAGGCTCAAAAGCATTGTTATGCTGATTTTCCGCCGCAAAAGAGTCAAACATCTTTTTGTATTGCTTGTAAAGTTTCTTTGCAACGCCAGACAACCGTTCGTCGGAACTGTATTCTGACGACGACTTTTTGAAAAACGACAATATTTTTTGTTTGAACGACGGTTTTTCTTCCGTTAATCTTTTAAGCAGTTTTTTATTTTGGAGCTGTCCCTCGGCAAAGTGAGCGTTAATTTCGTCTATAATTTCGACCGTGCCGCCGTGTCCAGCCTCAACATAGCGTTTAATGATAGCCTCTTTTTCGGCGGCGGACATTTTATCGACGCCGTCCATAAGAAAGACCTTGCCGTCTGAGGTTGTAAATATGGCGTGCGTAAGCTCGTGAATAAGTAAACGCTCCTGACTGCGTTTTGCCTCAGGGTTGACATAAATCGAGTTTGTCTCAGGAAAATAGACACCGTCTGCATAAATTGCGTTTCCGCTTTCGTCGGTGCCGACCTTTAGAATTTCGATGTCGCCTACTTTTGCTTGTTTATCAAAACTGATGTTTATCCCTGCGTGAGCAGCTACACGAGCATAGGAAAGAGAATCTGCCTCGCTTATTCCTGCGGCTCTGGCTTGACGAATCACGCCACGCACAAGGCTTTTATTTGCGTCGCTAAGCTTAGAATATGCAGAGATGTTCTCCGCTGCATAAGTGTCTATTTCCGCCGCCTGACGGCTTTCTTCCGTCGTCGTAGGCTCAACTGCGGCTGTGTTTACGACAGAATCAACTTTACCTCTGATTTCGGTAAGTCTTTCGTTGACTTGCTGCAGGGTAAGCGGTTTTGAAAGCCTGCCAGATTCATAGTCGTAGATACGGTATGAATCGCCGTTTTTTATTACCGCCATATCAACGCCGCCCTGCGTGTATCTGGTTACGCCGTCTTTCTTTGCCGTAAACTTCTGAGGAATATTGGTTTTAGCCTTTTGCACATCAACAGCGTCGGCGGCGGCTTTTATATCTGCATTTGTGCGTTGTTCTGTCTGATACTCTTCAATTCCGCCACGTTCGGCAAAGGCGACGATTTTCTCTTTGAATTGTTCGTTTGTGAGACCTTGCCAGTCTGCGATGTCGAGCTTTTCCGCCACCGAGTGGAGTTCTTCTTGCGACGCAGTCTCTATAAACCTGTTGAGGTCTACCTGAGAGCTTAAAGTTTCGCCTCTGAGCGTAGCCGCCTCAAACTTCTTTGTATCCATATAGAGTTGTCCCGTAGCGTCGATTACGGCAAGCGTTCTAAGGATATTATTTGTTTTAAGGGCTTTTGCGTAAGATTTCGGGTTGGTAGTGTCGATTCCTGCACGAATTTGCTCAGCCGTATATGTAATAGGCTTTCCCTGAGCGTCCGTATAACCATAGGTATTTAGACGTTCCGCAATAGCGTCGGCGTTTGCGACAATTCTTGCGGCATTTTTTTGAACCATAGGTTCAAAAACGGTATAAGTATTTGCTCTCTCGAGGTATCCGAGGAGCATTTTTTGTTTAACCGTTCTGATTTCGCCGTCGGTCTTCTGCATACTTGTCTGGAGCTCGTTAAGTATGTTCTTAACAGCTCCGAACGACTCGTATTGGTCGGTATAAATATCACTATTCGCAATATTTTCCGCAGTTGTTATAACGTCGGTAGCGGTTCCTTTATTGACAATATTGTTACCTCTAATGGTATTTGAGGTGTTTCGCACGGTAGCGTCAAAACCACCCATAATAGCACCGCTAAGACCGCCTATAAGAGCTGCATAACCGATTTCCTGAGCAGTTGCGTTCTTAGCCTCGGGGTCGTATGTAAGACGTTTCCAATAAGGGTCAAGAAACTCAGAGAGTCCCTCTTCAAACGCCTCGCCTACAAAACCCTTAATGATAGCTTTTCCGACGGTTTCTCTTGCTGCCGCTTTAGCGGTTGTTTTTGCAACCTCTTTGCCGAATGATTTAGAAATATTCTTGACGATAGCACCAGTACCAGCACCGATTGCCGAGGATAAACCCTCAACAGCACCCTCTGTAATACCACTTAATGCACCGTAACCAAATTCTTTACCGCCAAGCTCGCCTGTCTCTCTATAAGCCTCTTTGGTGGCGTTACCAGCCGCTCCAAGTCCAGCAACAACGCCAGAAATGATACCTGCCGACACGCCTGAAAGCGAACCGCCAGAGAAATAAGCAATGGCAGCTGCGGCGGCAACACCAGCAATGGCAGGCAAACTCGTTCCGATACCGCCTGCGACATCGCCTGCAACTTTCCAGCCGTCGGACGGGTTATACCACTCGTCTGCGTGACTGTAGTTTACCCAGTCGTTAGCAAATTGCTGTTCAGCCCAATCGTCGGCACCGAATAGTTTTGCAAGTCCGCCTGCAGTATAGTCCCAGATACCCTCAATTCCACTCAAAAAACCGAGACCTATCTTTTCTCCAAGATAGCCAAGTCCACCGAAAAAACCGCCATTATTCTTTTCGCCCTCTGCGGCAGCTTGAGCAGCTCTTGCTTGCTCTTCTGCCGCCTGTTGAGCGTAGTTCTGCAATTTTCCGAGGGTTGACGTGCTTTCCTTTTTGGACGCAACACCTACCGAAGTAGGTGCTACGCCGTTGTTGTTATTGTATTGTGCAAGTTTTGAAAGTGTAGACATATAAATCTCCTGCCCTGAGTGTTATTTCTTGTTGTTTTTGAGATAATCTGCGATTGCGTCCTCGATTTTGCTGTGGTCGCTGATAACGTTTCGCCAGCCTTTCTTTGTGTAGATATACATTTTGCCTGCATAAACGACGAGGGTTCCGTTGCTCGGAGCTCCTGTTCCGCCCGTGGCGTGCTTATTGAGAGCCTCTTTAGCGTTCGGGTCTGTAACTTCGTCTCCGCAGAGCAAGTCGTATTCTTTCTTTTTATCTCTGGAGCCTTGACCGATAGTAATGTCGATGTCGTCGTTCTTGCGTCCGCTGCCGAGTCCTTGAACGTAAACGGTAACGCCTTTAGCGTTTTTCTCGTTGAGTTTTGCTTTCAAGCTGTCATATTTTTCTTTAGACAGCTTTCCTGCAGCATACATATCGTCGAGCTCCTTGTTTGCCTCGGTAAAGTCGCTAATCGAGTCAGCAAAATTACTGCCGTAGTCTTTACCAACAAGCCCAGAAATGGCAGCCTCTTGCCCTCTACCGTAAATATCCTGATACTCGCTCTGGGAAATTTTCTTCTCGGCGTAGAGTTTGTCAGCGTTCTCGAGAGTAGCCTCAATAGAGCTGTAGTCTCCGCTTTCCATACTTTCCTCGATTTTCTTTTTCGATTCGAGAGCAACTTTGTTGTTGTATTTTTCCTTAAGAGAGTCGTATTGCTCTTTAGAGATATAATCGAGTTCGAGCAGGTTGTCGAGATAGTCAGACTCGAGTTCAGAGCCGTATTGGTTGATGTTGTCGATAGCACTTGCGTAATTTTCGGAATATTTAGACTGTTTGTATTTGTCGGCTGCGTCTGTAATACTTGCAATATCGCTTTCGGATAAGCCGTATTTTGTTGCAAGTTCTTGGAGCTGTTCTTTTGAATAGGAGCCGCTGTTTGCTTGCGAAAGCAGTTCTGCGTAAGCAGCCTTTCTTTCCGCCTCTTCTTGTTCTGCTTTTGCTTTTGCCTCTTCAGCTTTCTGTTGCTGATACTTAGCAAGCTCGCCAGCGTTCTGGTTGACGTTTTGCTCGTAGCTAAGCTTTGCGTTAAGCTTGTCGCTGTTAGTCTGTTGGTCGGCAGCAAGTTTTGTCTGGTCGGCAGTATATTGAGCGTCCCTCTTGGCGGCGGTCGCACTTGCGTTTGCTGCTTGCTGTTCAGCTCGTTGCTGAGCATAAGCCTGAGCGTTCAGATATTCTCCGTATCCGCTACCGCTTAAGCCCATACTTTGCATTTGCTCGCCTACTTTGCCATATTGAGACAGGTTTTGAGCATAACTGGAACGAGCGTCAATATTTGCACGCTCCCTTTCCCTCTCTGCGTTCTGTTCTGCCTGTATTCTTTGATTTTCCGCCGCCTGCTTTGCAGATTGTGCGTTTTTATCAATAGCCTCCACAGTGTCCTTATACGTCTTTTCGTATGTCTCAGAGTTTTTTTGCAGCCATTGCTCATAGCTGTCTACAGGCTCAGTCGAGGACGGCGTTTCCTGCGTCGGAGTTGTCGGAGTAGTTGTTTGCGATGTGTCGCCCGATACACCTGCATTTGCATACGTCGGTGCAGTTGGCGTCACAAGGTCTTTCGGTAAACGTTCGCCTAAGCCATTGATGTTTTGAAGATAACTTGTATCCAGATTCTGCCTCGTTCTCAGCAATTCCTCAGGGCTAATAAACTGCGGTTGTTTAGGAGTGTTGAACGTGCCTCCGTCTATCGGTTGCACATCTCTTAGATTTTCCGTGTAACCGAGGTTAATTTGCGGTGTTTTTGTCACTTTCGATGTAGAAATAGGGTCTTTAAGTTTTCTCATTGCTTATTTCCTCCTTTAAGTTTTTCGAGGAGGTATTCCTCATATCCTTTTCTGCCGTCAACCTCTTTTGATAAACCGTCAATTTGCGTCTGCATTTGCTGCAATTCTTGCTGACGTGCAATTTCAGCCTTAATACGCTCGACGTTATCGTGTGCCCACGGATAATGAGCCATTTCCTGATTCTGCCAGAATATGAGCTGTGTCTGTGGTAATGCAGGGTCTCCGTATGCACCTTGCTGGAAGTTGGCTCTGTTTTCCTGCCAAAGCGTCTCTCTCGATTTTTCAACGTCGATTGTTGCGTCCGTAGAGAAGAGATATTCGTCGTTGTAGTAATACTCGCCTGCAGCGTCTCTCTCAATAAAATCGTAACGGTTGAACATATAGTTTTGCCGCCTGCCCTGAGCGTCTATGTAAGTTGCAGGTCTTGGCTCGTCGGCGTAAGCGAGATAATACTGAAAGATTATCTGGTCGATTTCCGCATAAGCTGCATTTTTCATTTGCCGCTTACTATCGAGACGTCCTGCCGCCTGAGCTACCTGTATCTGCTTTGCTTTACCGCTTTGAGCGGAGCTGTCATACTGCCCCTGATAGCTATCGGTAATACCGAGCAGTCTTTTGGCTTGGTCGTAAAGCCTTTCAGCCTGTTGCACGTCTCGAGAAATGTCTACCTGCAAATCAACTCTCCCGAAAAGTTTATAATTGGCTTGTGTCGCCTTAAAAACTTTCTTCCAGAGGCTGTTGTCGAGGTCTCCTGTAAAACCCTCGGGAACAATAGGATAAACGCCGCTGCCGAGCAATTTCTCAACGATACGGCTTTCTATCTTGTTTATTGCCTGTTGCTGCGGTCTGATAAATTCGCAGTCAGACTGTCCGAGTAGGTTGTCTTCCTCTGATGTGTTTTTTCTGATTACAACAGGTAAAATATTCGGCGTATAAAACGGTAATTTTGTCGGTTCGGTCTTCGGAACAGGAACGTCTTGCATAATCGGCAAACCGAGGTCGTCAAACGCCATTTGTCCGTTATCGAGATAGAGCGGTTGTTTTTCGGTAGTCATTTCTACCTGCCCGTCCTTGATTACGGTGCTCATAGCAGGAATTACGTTGCCGTCCGAAAGGTGCACGTCTTCGATAAGCTCCTCGTATTCTTCGTTGAGGGTCTCGTAAACAGGTTTGTCACAGGTGCAGAGTTCCTCTCGTTTGCCGCACTTTTTGCAAATTTTGCGTTTCCTTGCGTAATAATCTTCGATGTCGAGCAGTTCGGTATCTCCGCTCCAGACATATTGACAGACCTTGTCTTCGTCGTTTTTGTAATAACAGACATAAAGCGTTGCCGTCTTATCGTCCGCACTTTCTTCAGACTCGGTATCCTCCGCCACCGCAGGGGAAACGCCGTATTTACGGACTATCTCTTCTTTTGTTGTTTCAAACTCGATAAAGCAGTATTCCATATCCTTAACGTCGTAGATATTCGGCTGTCCTGTAAAGCGTTTAGGACTCAAGCAGCTGATTCTGACATCTCCGACAGTATTGTGTGTGACTATCGAGTTATCCCACTCAATAAGCCAGATAGAACCGCCGTAGATAGGGTTGTATCGCTCGTCGAGGTCGTTTAGTTTCTCAAACGGGAGCTCGTTTCGCTTGTTTTTGAGTAAATACTCAATGCTTTTGGCGTTTCTCTCGTTCCTTTCGCTAAACATTTTCGGAGTAACGGCTGGGTTCGGAAGATAGCTCGTTACCTGAGACTCGACAAGTTCATACGTTATGTTTCGTATTTGCGTCGCCTCGGTATCGGAGCCGTCTATTTTCGTTGAGCCTTTATACTGTTGCAAGTGTTGCTCCAGTTTTCTATACGTTTCGTCAGAAAAAGACCTTGCCTCGTGGTAAAGTTCCTGAAAAAACGTAAGTTTGGTGTCTTCGATTTCTATTTTCATAGGTCGGGTTCTCCATATTTCTTGATAATTATTTGTCGTTCAGCCTCTGAGGCGTTTAAGTAGTCCTCCAGAATATCGGCTCTATACTTAACACGCTTAGGCTTTTGCTGTTCGGGCGGCTGTGTCCAGTAGATTGCAAAGTAACGAAGAGCGTCTGGTGCGTGCGTGAGTTCGTGAGGTTCTTTCGCACAATCGTCTGGGTTCTTTTCGTCTATTAGAATCTGTGGCAACGTCCGTATGAGGTTCGTGCAAGTGCGGAATATCTTTAATCGAGCATATTTCTTTCCGTCAGGCGTAAACTGCGGTTTTAATAACTCTTTTATAGACAACCAGCCTGCACTTCTGTCGTTGTTTGACTTTACAAGCTCGAGACCGTTTTCCTCAAAAACGAGGGCTTTACTTTTTCCGCTCTCTTGATTGCGATTCCAAAGGTCTGGTGGAGCAAGCCTAACTCTCGGCGGATACCACTGAGATACCGAGCCGTCCTCATTCTCAACACTTTCTGCGAGCAGCACTTTTGCCGCTGCGTCCGATATAATCAAATTGCTTTGATAAATTTCGTGGAATACATAGACATTTTTCTCATTGTCGATTGCTACCTTGTAATGAGCAAACATATCCAGACCGTAGTCCATAGTGTTGTAAATAGTCCAGTCGGACGGAATCTTGAAAGGCTCGCAAGTATGCAGACTATAATCAAACTCCGAGAAAAAGCTACCGCCGAGATTACTGAGAGCCTCTTCCGCAGTTCTCGGGTATTCTTGCTTAACCTTAACGCCTAAGTCCGTAGCCGTCTGTTCATACCACTCTTGCGTTCTACGAGGGTCTGAGAACACTGAGAGGAATATCTTATGAAAGGCGTTCTCTGACGTCCAGAGAGACTCAAACAGCGTGCCTTTCTTTATAGTAGACAGTCCAATTACTTTACCGCCTGTAGGACGGTTTATTGTCGGATATGCCGACGTCCAGATTTCGTCCGCCGCCTCTTGAAACGCCCACTCGTCAAGTAGCAGAATATTGCCTGTAAATGAACGCCCTGCGGCAGGAGACGCAGGAAAAGCCTTAAACGTTGATTTCAGACGTCCGCCGCCGTCCGTAATGGTTATCGTGCTTGCCGTCGCCACATACTTTAGACCGCCTGCGTGCAATATCTCTGGTTGGTTATCGAGAATAACACTCATACGCCTGACAAGCTCTTTTGCGTCGTCTTCCGTCTTAGAAAGAGCCACGACAGTATGCCCGAGATTAAACATTAAGTCGTGCGTGCAATAGTAAAGAGCTATCCACGTAATACCCATTTGTCGAGCCTTGAGTATAAGATTCAAACGATAGGTATCAAAGTCTCTGAGCGTCTGATTTTGAGCGTCCCAGCCTTTGAACGGGACAATTATCTCGGGAGAGTCTTTGTCTTCGATAACGCAATAGGTGTTTGCCCAGTAAACAACGTTGTCACGGCAATAATCAAACTCGGCTTTAAGAATCTGCTGTATGTATTCGCCATAGGTGGCGGCGGATATTTTAGCTGTCTTCTTTTTTGCCATTGAGCCGTTCTCCCACACGTTGTATAATTGCAAGCGTTTTATCGTCTACGCCTGTAACGACGTTTGTATCAACTTCCTGCTTGTCGGCTTTGCCGTGGTTGTTTACAGCCTCAAACTTGGCATATACAGGGTTATACAAGCCCGAAACCGCATTTGCCGTAAGCTTTCCGAGCTGCATTTCCTTTGCACGTGCGTAACAGACCTTAAAACGGGGGCTTATTTCCGTCCAGTTTTTTACGGTCTCAGTAGTTACGCCCAAACTCGCAGCAAACAATTCAAACGTCGGGTATTCTGTTGCTACCACGACAGGTGTTCTTGATGTAAGTTCGCCCTTAAAGTAGGTTTCCTTGTATTCCACTCTGGTAGCAGGCTTACCGAAAAAATCTATTATCTTGTCGCAGTATTCCTCTTTGAATTTGCAGGCAGCAGCATTTTCCTTTTGAAAGCGTGTCTCTTCGCCTATAACATTGCCTTTTACGAATTGACCTTTTTCGTTTCTAACCGCTCCTTTTTTATTTGCCGATTTCTTTTTCGGCGTTGTATCTTTTTTTTGACTCATTTCGTTACTCCTGAAAACAAAATGAGCCCAGTTACTCCTGCTTGGAATAAAAGGGCTCTAACCTCAAAGGGTATATGGCACATATTCTAAAATCTATTTTAGCACTTGATTAAGTATGAATAGTCACCATTTATGCTGGGGCTTGCTTTTGTCGATATGCTTTAGTAGTATATAGATACTATCTTACATAACTGGTTTATAGTTTCTATTATTTATATATACCTACATAAGAGCAAGTCCGACAGCTATATCGTATATAAGTTTTCTCTTACGCCGATAGTATGTATTCTTGGATATAAGCGGCGAGGCTGGCGAAAAGTCGTAACCTCTGCGATACTGTATGTCCTTGAGAATATCTTTTCTGATTCCGACTTCAATGTCTTCGAGAGCACAATCGACGATATTGTTAAGACGCACATAAGTAGCCAGAACATCGCCCGTTACTATGCCGTGCTTTATCTGCTTTTCCCTGCGGTCGTAGTCACTGCAAACCGCTTTGACTATTTCCACAATACTTGTCGGTATCTCGTACTTGAAGTACATTTTTTGCCTCGCCATAAACGCCTCCTTATTTGTTGCTGAGTTCGTTATACTCCTTTATCCACTCGTCGGGGATAGACTTACCGTCCTTAAGGCGTTCATTAACCGCCGCCTTAATATCTTTAAGTCTTGCTGCGTCGTGCTGTTCTTTCGGTAGCAGTTCGCCGTTTTTGCGTCCGACGACACATACGACAACAATGTTTTTATCGGGAGCCTTTTCCTCTTTTTCCTTGTAGAATGAGGGACGACTCATTTTGCCGCTCGGCGTTATTGCGTATGCACAGTGCTGGCACACCGTGGTGCCTTTTCGCAGGCACTTGTTGCAATCAAATTCGTAGTTCTTTTTATCGCTTTTCATTGTTGTCTCCTTTGCGACGTCTGGTCGCTTGATTCATAATTTCGGTTATCTTCGGTATATCAATCATTTTTTTGAGTTCGTCGATTGTTTCAAACGTTTTCTCTGAAATTTCCTCTTCGGTTTTATGTAGAGTCAGACCGAGAGAAAGCACGCCGCTGTTTCTGACAACAGCAAAGAGCATAAGCTCAAACAAATCTCTTTCTTTCTGTAGCCTTTCCATAGCTGGGCAGGTATCGCACTTTCTATCGAGAGCCTCTGCAAGTTGTTTATTAGCCGCTGCGGCGAGCTTGTATTCTTTTTTCCACGAATCACGCTCTATAGCAAGTTTATTGCCACCGATTAAAATATCCGTCAGCACGTCCTTATTGAGAAGATACGCAGTGCTGATTCCGTTAGATTTCATAAAATCGGAGACAGCGTTCAAAATATGGTTTCTTTCAACGTCGTTTTGATATTCGATAACCTGACTAACGGTCTTATCGGTGGCGGACGCCTTAAAAACGCCCTGAGCCTCCTCTATCGTTACTTTTGGAGAGAACGTCGCCCTGATTACTTCGATAGGCATTTTGTCTTTTTTCTTTGTCATAAGACCTCCTGTTAGAACGGATAATCGTCGTCCGTGTATTGAGGCGTCTCCGCCACCCCTTGAGCGTCGTTACGGTTTCCGCTAAGGAACTCAACCGACTCTGCGATAATTTCGTTTCTGGAGCGTTTTGTGCCGTCTTTATCCTCATACGAGTGGTTTTGCAGTTGAGCCGTAACAGCCACCTTGCTGCCTTTCTTAAGATACTTGCCGCAGTTGTCTGCGAGCGTTCTCCAAACGGTTATCGTGAAGAAGTCGCAAGTCTTTTCGCCGTTCGTCTGATACGGTCTGTTTACGGCGATTCCGAACCTGCAAACAGATAAACCGCTTTGTGTTGTGCTGAACTCAGGGTCTTTCGTGAGGTTGCCGATTAAAAACAGTTTATTCACGCCTTATCCTCCCAAATAGACAACCTGCAACGCAAAATTACAAGGTATTGCCACATAACGTCTCTTTGACGAATAAGATAGTCTTTTGCGGCGTCATTCAGGTTATCAAACTTAGGCGTCCCGATAAAACCGTTAAGAGACGTGACACGGCTTTCCAGCTCGTTTGCCTCTTTTTCGACCCTTTCTTTTGCTGTTTCTGCTTTTGTTTCGCAGAGTTCTTTTTGCAGCCTGTAACCCTCAAGCTCCCAGAGTTTATCTCTGATGTCCCTTATACACAGCTCTTCGCCGATTTTCTTATCGTAGTTTTCGGGAGAAACGCAGGACGACGTCGCCACAATTACAAACCCCTCTTTCGTCGTGAACTTTACAAGAGTAGTTTTGTCTCCAAGCGTTTGAACCTCGAGCGTGCCGTTCTTAATGATTCTTTCAATTTGTTCAGATGTTACCTTGTTTTCCATTTTGAGACTCCTTTTTAATGTTTTTTATGAGATATATGCGATACGCCCAGCTAAACGAGGCGATTACACCAGTAGATAATGCTGCCTGCCCGTATCCGAGTGCAGCAAAGGTTTCTTCTGCGTTGATTGCCATACCTGTGCATACAGCTTGCGTTATCGCTAAAATAGAGATAAGCAACGGGAGAGCGAGTTTGAGCACGGCTTTTGTTATAGGTTTTACTTTTTTCATAATTACCTCCTTATTTCGCTTTCTGGCTGTCTTTCGTTACACGTCCGAACGTCAGAACAGCGAATCTTATATTTATCGCAATAAGCGTAAGCGTGACTCACTCCGATAGCGTGATAGTTATTCGGCTGAACATAGGAACTCCAGACTCGGCGTTTACAGTGTTCGCAGCCTTTACAGTTCTTTACTTTCATTTGCGTCCTCTTCCTCCTTGCTTATTACGAGCCCTGCCTTAATAGCTGCGTAGAGACCGTCTTCGGGTTCAACGCCTCGTTTTTGGTATTTTGGCACGCTATGTATGCGAGTGTCGTCTTCGTATATCTCGTCTCGCCAAATTTCCCTTACAACATTGTTGCAGAGCAACATAACGCCCTGTCTGCTTGCAAAGTAATAATTCGTGTGCGACCTCGACACTCTGAAACTCACAAAGCCACACTCGGTAAGTTTGTTAATGTCAACGTCTTTCTTGATTTTTAGCATTTTTTGCCTCCTCTTTCTTTTTTGATTTTCGTTTTTTGATAGCGTGATAAAGTTTCTTAAGTCCGACGGCTAAAGCCAGCTGCAGCGGCATAGCAGGTGTGAACGGTGCCGACCAGAACGCAATAACCGCTCCGAACGCCGTCCACCACCAACTATTTACAAATACCGCAAGCAAGCCTGCGACAATGCACGGAGACCAGAAAATCACTTCCGCTATCAACACCCAGACGAGCATTTCTCGATTGAGAACGTTCTTTCTGAGCCATTGCCATAGTTTTTTTAGTTTTTCTTTCATATTTGCCTTATGCGACAATCTTTAAGTGTCCTCCCGATTGTTAATACATAATAAAATCGTCTCCGTAAATTCCGTTTATCGTATCTATGACGTGTTTCATTCCCAAACCCTCTTTTGTTGGTTTCCACATTCCGTCATTGTCATAAGCTCCGCCGCCCATACAATATTCATATTGTCGAGGGTGCGTCTGTTTCAGCTTTACAAATCTGTCGTCGTCTTTACAGTGGGCACCAAACATACAGAAAATACAGCCCGTTCGTTTCGCTCCAGTTGTGCAGAGTTTCCCGTCGCAAAAACAATCTTCGTATAAACCGCCGTCTGAGCCTTTGTAGAGAATATCGCCATAGACACTCGCAATAGGCAGTTTGGATTGTTTGATATAAGCCAAAACATCTTGTTCCGTCCAGAAACTCATAGGTTGTGATTTTCCGAGGTTAAAAGCATTACAGCCCGTTTTTATCCACGCAGAGTATCTCATAAGGCTTTCCTCGGTCATTGTTGCAACTATCTGGGCTTTTTTAATCTTGTGGGCTGGCGATTTTTTCATAATTTGGCAGCACCTGTCTGTTATGTTAAAATCAACATTTAACAGCGGAGCATATTTTTCCTTGTTGTAAATTGATTTTTCTCCGTCCTTATTTTTCCAAGTCCCGTTCAGTCTCTCGATTCTGCTTTGATTTCCTCGCTTTGCCCAATAAATGCAATTCGCAACCTCTTTGCTGATTACTGGATAACCATACTCACGCAAAACTTCGTCAAATCTCATCTGAGGTCTTACAATTTTTACATTGTCGAATGTTTTGACAAAATGTCTGATTTCTGGGTATTCAAGCCCTGTGTCAACAAATAAAGCCTCTACATCTGGATATAAATTACGAACAATATGCAATAAGACCGTGCTGTCTTTCCCTCCGCTAAATGAAACGCAAACATTATCTTTGCCAAAGTAACTAACCCACTCTCTTATGCGTTGTTCGGTTTTCCATACCTTAACCTCCAACGGAAGTGCTTGCAATATTTTTAGGTCGTCTTTTGTTCTCATTTACCACCCCAGCACGCACATATTAAACTCTTTAAGCAGTAGGTTAATAAAATAGCTTGGTATATCGTATTTATTAGACCAGCAGCTTTTTTCTAATTCCTCCTCAGTGAATTTGCCGCTCATTTTATCGTTGTATAAAGCATAGCCCTGCATTTCATTGAGTTGTGATAAAAGACCGTTGTAGCCAAAACTGCGAATAATTTTGTCGGCAAGATTTATAATTGACTCTTTGCTGTCTCGATAAATGATACTGTCCTCATATTGGTCGTCGAACTTGGTTAATTGCAAGCCGTAACCACGTTTTGCGTCATACATACTATTCCTCCTCGCCTACGGCGTTTATTCTGTTGATAGAAACCTCGTAAGCTGTTCTCTCGGTCTGGTTACCGTCTGCGTCGGTTTTGACATATTGACGGCTTTGTAGCCTGCCTATAGCTCTGACTTCTGAGCCAATTTCGAGCGTCGCAATGTGTCTGCTCGTTCTACCCCACACAATACACGGGATATAGTCGGACTTACCTCGTGAACGGTTTACAGCGAGCATTACATCGCATATATCTCGTCCGAGCGGAGTAATTCGGTGTTGCGGCTCTTTACAGAAAAAGCCTATAAGTTCAATGTCGTTAATATCTTCCGTGTATTCGTCTACGCTTAGAGCAAAAAAAGTAATAATAAGACGATTTTTGCCGTCGATAAACTTTTGGTATGTCCTTATTTGTCCAGTGAAAGCGACATTGTCGCCAACTTTTGCGTCTCCGAGCAAATATTTTGAAATATTTACTGGGACAGCGTCTATATTTCCGCTTGAGCGTTTGACGTTCAGTGTAAAAGAGTAAAACGTCTCTCCGCAACAGTCGAAAGTGGTAGGTCTGGTAGCAATAGTTCCTGCTACTCTTGCTGCATTTGTTTGTTCGGTTCTCACGGTTGTTCCTCCTGAGTTATTATTCGTCGCCGCAATCAAAGAGAGCGGCGTTATACAGGGTAGAGATAAGGTAATTTGCCCTGTTTTTAATCTTGCCTTTGACGTATCTGTCCTGCACGTCGTTCAACGCCTGAGCGAGATTTTTAATGTCTCCGTTTTGCTTGATGTGTCTTTGTATTACTTGCAAAAATCTATACACTGGCACATTTTTACGGTCGATTATTACGTAGTCCTTGCTTTTTACTTCTGCTATAACGGTGTCAAATAAGCCCTTATAGTCGTAAATGTTTTTTGAAAACAAGAGCGTGTCTCCGCTTGCATTTTCCAAAAACCTATCAAAGCAACGTTCAATGCTTGCAATGTAGAATTGCTTTGCTGTTTGCATATCTGCCGTTTGTTCATCTGTAGGTATATCCGCCAGCGGCAGTTGTTCGCCCTGTCTGTTCCAGCGGCTCTCAGCCGCAGATTTTCTCGCCTCGGATATTTCGGCTCTCTTTTTGATATTTCTAAGCACTCTTTCCGAGCTGATTTTTCCTTTTTTTATAACAAACAGGTCGTAGTTTCTGATTACAGCTTGCACAAGGTCTATACTAACTCTTAGGTCGTATGCAATGCTTTCAAGTTCCGTTTCTTTAATGTAGCCGCCCTCTTCGTGCAGCATTTCAACGAAACACCAGTAAAAGCCGAGCCCCTCGAGACCGTAGTCCTTGCGAATCTCTCTTAATGTCAACCTTGCACAGTAATCGTGAGGGAAATATTCTTTTGCCATTGTTTGCCTCCTGCTTAAGTCCTGAACTCTTCGACAATCACGCTTACACTCGGCATTTCTGCATAGCACTTGCGGACTATGAGCTCCACAATCTGTGCGTCGTCTTTGTATGCTACTCCATTCAGAGCGTCACAGATTATCTTTGCAATGTTGTCTGCGTCAGGCTTTTTCAGAGGGCTTATGCAGCCCTCCAGAGCCTCATTTGTTCGTTTTTTGGAGAACGCCTTAGGAACATCGAAAAACGCTCGAATTTCAACCTTTAACGGCTTTTCATACAGGTCATAACCCTCGGGTTTTGCCTGTGAAAAACATAGCTTAACGAGGTTCTCGTAATAGACGTCCTCCTTTTGCTTAATTGCCTGAGCGTAGCCGTGCACCGTAGAAAATCTCGGACGATGTTTCCCGACGGGTGTTCCTAAAACTTGAAACTCCATAAACGCCTCCTATTAAGCGTTATCGCCGAAAAAATCAAATTCGCCTTGCTCTTCAGCTGAGACGGTTTCGGGCTGTCCTGACGCCCCTGCTGCCTCTACAGCTGCGGAATCGTCATTATATTCGACGTATTCAGGGTCGCCGTTTTCTCCGATTACAGCGTCGTCGGAAACGATAGCCGTCTGCATTTCGATACTCATAATGCCCCACTGGCTTATAAGGTGGCGGAGCAATGTTTTGAAAGCCATTTCCGTAAAGTTCTTATACCAGAACGAACTGTATTTGTAGAGTTCCTCTTTCGGAATCTTTCCGTTGATGTAATCTTCATATTTATCCGCTCTGAACGCAGGGCTGTAAGTGTCTGCGTGGTGGAGCATTTTCTTTTTCGTCCAGTAAATAACCTTTTTGAACCCGTTGAGCAATTCAAAATAAGCCATATATCCGACCGTCGGGAGAGACTCTCTTTCGTCGTCGTCTTCAATAAACTCAAAGCGTTGTTTGCCCGTGAGCTTATCACGCCCTTTGTATTCGCCCTCTTTTATTTCAAGGACGTCGATGTCAAGATACTGCCCCGACCTCATAGCGAGTTGTTTATAACCTTTTACACCGAGAACAAACTGGGCGTTGGTTTCCAGAATATTTCCGTATCTGTCCTTTTTGTTGAACGGAACAAGATAGTATTGCCCGAGCTGCGGCGACGGAGAGAGCTTAAGGCTCTCGCCAAGCAAGCACGCCGACAAAATTGTTTTCTGAGTGCACTCTTCAAGTGCAGGGTTATTGCTGACAGCAGATATAATCGCCGTGGTAAAGCTCTGTGCGTTTTTACCAACCGACTGCTGCACAAGTGCTTTGATGTTATCCTGAGACATAAATACCGAGAATTTCGGTTGTTTTTTTGCGATACTTTTTTGAGTTGTTGCGACTACGTTTGCCATATTATTAGCCCTCCTTTATGGCTGAATATTTGATGTTGTTTTCTCTCAAGAATTTCTGGAGAGCTTTGAGCTGTTCAATAGTTCCCTCAACCTGAAACCTGACGGTCTGGTGTTTCGGCGTTACAGCCGCAGGCTCTACGGTTACCTGTTGTGTTTGAACCGCTGCGGCAGCCTGTTCCGCCTCTTTTTTTGCGGCAAGCTCTGTAATTCTTTGGCTCTCGGCTTTGAGCCTCTCGTTCTCCGTAAGAGCGTCGCTCAAACTCAACGTTCTGAAAAAGAACGCTTTAATTTGCGATTCGTTTTCGCTTTTTAGAGCCTCGATTGCTACTATCGCATTTCTGGCGTTCGTGAGAATCGAGTCTATGTCCGCTTTAATGGACTTCAATGAAGTTGTTGCGTTGAGCCATTTCGGGCTATGTATCCTTTCATACGGAATAAGTCCGTCAAACTCTCCGACAACAGTCTTGTAGTATTCGATAATTGAGTTCTGTTTCTCGGCTTGTTTTTGCTGCTCATAGGCTTTTACCTGTGCGTCAATCTCTCCGACGACAGTCTTTACCTCTCCGATAACCTCGTCAACCTCTGCCTTGAATTTATCGTAAGGCGACGAGTAGACTTTGCCGATACGGATACGTTCGTCGTTAAGAGACTTACAGAAAGCGTTTAGCTGTGCTTTATCCGCTTTAGCGGTTGCTATTTCGTTTTCCAAATAAGAGATGCCCTGATACATCGTCAGGCGTTGACGCACGGCGGCGAGCAGTTCTTGGTTGTTCCACGCAAGGAGCTTAGGTACAAGTTCCTCAACGGGAGTTTGCATTACAAGGGTTAATTCATTTGACATTTGTTTGTCCTCCAAAATATTTTTAGTCTTTGCTGAAGTTTGGTAGGAGCAGCGGCGGACGTTCTTTCCGTTCGACGTAGCCCCAAAACTCTTTTTCTTTGAGGTAGAGATACCTCATATCCTCTTTCAGGTCTCCCCTGAAAAACGGATAGTGTCTTGATACCGTTTCGGGCATTTCGTTTAGCCCTGTTTGTTTCAGCTGAGCTTTACAAAAAGCAAAGTCCCAGCCAGTTACTACGAAGTAATGAAGTAATTGAGTGTAGTAGTATTCTGGTATGTGCCGATTCCATTTTTCGAGCGTTGTCTTAGAGTGTATTTCTGTCGTTTTGCACTCGAGGAACCCTTTTTGTCCTTGCCCGTCTGTTAGTTCGGCGTCGAGCGAGGCGAACATAAAACCTCGTCTGTAAACCACATTTTTGTTAGTTCTGACTTTATACTCGGGAAAGTCTAAGGCAAAGAGTTTTACGAGCATATCTTCCGCCTGTTTGCCGTATTTGACGGCTGGGTTATCCGATATATCTTTTGGCTCTCTCAGTCCGACTTTTTCTTCCCAGACTTCAACGTTTGTTTTGAACGGAGAAAGCCCGAGTATTGCTGCTGCCTCAGAGCCGCCGATTCCGCTTTTTCGGAATTGCAGCCACTCTGGAGAATTGTGCTTGAGTTTTACTTTTTCAAGGCTCATTTTTACGCCTCCGCTAATCTTTTGCGATAGTCGTTCCACATTTTAGAAACGACACGCTCTCTGTCGTCGTCTGACAAGGGCTCGAGCATTTTCTCAACCTCTTGCAGCGTGCAGTCGAGCAAATTCTTTTCTTTCGTTTCTATTTTGGTTGCTCCTGACATTGCGTTACCTCCTGTTGTATTTTGTATTGCTTGACCGCCGCAACAAGGCTTTTAGCAAAGAGCTTAAGCTCAAGCTGCGGCACGTCTTTTATCATTGGTGGAGAGTTTTCAAACTCTACAGTCATACCGTCTCGACGGGAGTGTCAGATTTCAGAACACAAAGCGGACGCACGCCGCGGCCACCGTCACACGCATCGCCGTCGCTCAAACTACCGCCCGAATGGACACCGCGAACATCGAACGAGTATTCCAGACTGTCCGCCGTAATCGTCCAGTGCCACTTTCCGCAGCTTGGAATGAGCTTTCTGTATTTGCGGTATTCGTCGCAAGTGAGCAGTGAAACAACGTCTGTGCAGCTGCCGTATTCTGTTATACCGTCGTCGGTTGTCAGGTCTCTAACGAACGGAATCAATGCGTCTTTGTTTTCGATATAATCTCCGATAACTCTTGCGAGCTTTTTTCGTAACGAGGAAGTTATCCAGTTGTTTTGGTTGTCCTCGTCAAAGCAGTCTTTGAACAGCACGTCCGCCGCAAGACACAAACAACCACCGTGAGAGTTGTCGAGTTTTACAAATTCTGTCTTTCCGAATTTGAATCGGTCGCCCAGCTTAAGGTCTTTCACTTCGATGCTTGTTTTTATAGGAATTACCTTAACGGGTTCTCCCTCGAACGACGAAACCTTTTCAAGAGGCTTAATAAGGTCTCCGTTAAAATAAACGTGTCCAAGTTCGAACTCGGAGTCTGAGATAACGTAGTCCTGCGTTACGTATCCCCTGAGCTTTCTGAGCTCCTCAAAGTCTTTAGAGTAGTTGTAATCGAGCGAATCGCCCTTGTTTTTGTAATCGTTGACTTTCTCAACCCTGTAAACGTTGTAATTCATAAGTAATCTCCTTTTGTTTTTATACTGGTGTTTTTGCATATTCTCTGAAGACTTCCTCCCGTTCCGCTCTGAGCTCTGCGGCGTGGTCGTCTTTGAGTTCTGGGTAATCGGACTGCACTTTTCTGCGTGCCCTTGTAATAGATTCCATTTGAGCGAGCTGACCGTTTACAGCCAGTGTTGCAAACGATTCAGAGGTATTTACGCCTCTGCGTTTGAAAACCTCCATAATAAGTTTAATGTCGCTCCTGCGTGTTTCGGGGTTCTCTTCCAGAACCTCTTTTACTACCTTGTTGAGTTGTTTTAGTTGCTGCATAGATACCTCCTAAACCTTGTTAATCTTTGTTTTCTGCCACCTCAAAAGAGTCAAGGTCTTGCTGCCTGATTCTGTAGCGTTGACCTATTTTTACACTTCCGAGCTTTCCGTCCCTCACCCAAGACCATACAGTGGCGACCTTTACGCCGTAGATTTGTGCTACCTCTGCACAGGTGTAGTATTTCTTATCCATAGGCACCTCCTTTTAAGATTTGGTTTAATTTACTTGACTTTGGTTTAGTTTGGTGCTATAGTGTTTGTTGCGAGCAAAACCTAATAGAACCAAACCGAGCCGCTGTCGTCTCTCGAAAGTGAGCTCTTTGCGGTTGCATATCGTTCTCTTTCGTTCGATTGAGTTCAGTTTAGCACTATAAAACTGGTTTGTCAAGCGTTTTGTTCTAAAAAGTTCGATTTGTTTCAAAAAAATTTTCGGAGGTTCTTTTATGTTCTATAAAAAGGTTTCGGACTTATGTAATCAAAACGGTATCGCTATGACAACGCTTGCTGTTAATCTCGGGCTCTCAAAATCGGTAGTTACTAACTGGAAAAAGACAGACGCAACACCAAGACCGAGCACGGTAAAAAAAATTGCCGATTATTTCGGCGTGGGAATTGAGTATTTTTACGAGGGAGACATCGGTATCAATAACGTTACGGGAGCCTCTGCCCCTGTTGCCATTACAAGCGGACATCACAATACAGTAACTCTCTCCAACGGCGAAACACACACACGTGAGCTTTCAGAGATAGAAACAGAACTCTTAAAGGTTTGCGAAAAACTCGACACAAGAAAAAAAGCCTTGCTACTTGCAAAGGCTTACGAGATTTTAGAGAATCAAGAAAGTCAGGAGGGGTAGTAAATGTTTTACAGTGTTGAGACAACTATGCCAACATTGAATATTAAAACCGTCGAAGATTACAAGGAACGGGTTAGAGAAATTTTGAAAGGTCAGTTGCGTGAATTGATTCAGCCATATCGCTTTTTGAATGTCTTTTTTTGGATATTCTGCCTTATAGCAATACCTTGCTCGATTATATACGCTGCTTTATCCATAGTTGAGCTTGTTTTTGATACGATATTCTTACCTGTTTCGTTACTCCCTGTAGTCAGGAAAATACCCTTTATTGTATCTGTTCTAATATGGTCTCTAACATTCGCCATAGGCTTATTTTCTTGTGTAAATCTTGCCTATGATATTGACGAGCCTTTAGTGGCTCCGTGGAAAAAGAAAAAAGATATAAAATAATCGTGTGCACGCCCACTCACGCACGCACGTATTCTGTCTATCTGACATAGACGAAGTCTATTTTATTTCTTTTAATTTCTTTTTATTTGATTTGATTTTATTTGCATAATTTTGCATTGCTTTTGGAAAGCAAGAGTAATGCAAAAGCATTGCATTTGCATAAGAATTGCAGGAGGTTTGCATAGTGAAAAAAGCCGTGATTTACGCACGTTATTCTTGCGAAAGACAGACCGAACAGTCCATTGAGGGACAGCTCAGAGTCTGCCAAGAATTTGCCGAAAAAAACGATATTTTAATTATTGATACATATATAGACAGAGCCACCACTGGAACCAATGATAATCGTGCCGCATTTCAAACAATGCTGAAAGACGCCGAGAAACCAGTTCCGTGGGACATAGTTCTCGTTTATGCTCTTGACAGATTCGGAAGAAACTCTATCGAGGTCGCCGTAAATAAGCAAAGACTTAGAAAGAACAACAAACTCCTTATCTCTGCGACACAAAGAACCTCCGAAAACATTGACGGCAGCAAGAATCTCGACGGTATATTGCTTGAAAACGTCTATATCGGACTTGCAGAGTATTATTCGGCAGAACTTTCCCAGAAAATACGCAGAGGAATGAACGAGTCCAGACAAAAACGTCAATACACGGGAGGCTTTGTTCTCTTTGGTTACGATATTAAAGACAAAAAATATGTGATAAACGAAACAGAGGCGGAAATAGTCCGACAGGTCTATGCAGATTACGCAAACGGAAGAATCGTTAAGGATATATGCAAGGAGCTTGCTGAACGAGGAATAAAAAACAAATTCGGTCGCCCTTTCGTCCCGAATACGATTTATCGTATGCTAAGGCTGGAGAAGTATATCAGCATTGTTCGATACGGCGACGAAGTGTTTGAAAACACCCTCCCTCCTATTGTCGATATGGAAACCTATGCGAAAGTTCAGTCAATTATCGCCGCAAACAAACGGGCTCCGTCCAGACGCAAAAGCTACGGTAAATTCTTTTTATCTGGTAAACTCTATTGCGGAGAGTGCGGTTCACTTATGACTGGCGATTCTGGCACAAGCCATAGAGGCGTGGTTTACTTCTATTACACGTGTTTCGATAAAAAGAGACGTAAAGGCTGCACTATGCCGAGCGTTCAAAAAGACAATATAGAAAACACCGTATTTAAGGTTTGCTGCGACGTTCTTGAAAGCGGCTTTATTCCTGCAATCGTAGACACGGCATACGCCATTCAAATGGAAGAACTTGCCTCAAACATTACCGTAATAAACCTACAAGGTCAACTCAAGGAAAAAGAAAAAGCCCTCAAAAACATTATGAGGGCTATCGAAGAGGGAATCTTCACTCAGACTACAAAGCAACGCCTTGAAGAGCTTGAAAAAGACGTTGAGGTTATTAAGAGTAAAATTGAAACTGAAAAAATAAAACAACAGAACATTGCAAGCAAAGAAGACTATGCAAAGTTCTTAAAGCAGTTTATCGGCAAACAGATTTCCAACGACGATTTCAAAGAGTCGATATTCCAGCTCTTGATACGAAAGGTTGTGTTATTCCGAGATAAGCTGCGGATAACGTTCAACTTTTCGCCTGACAAAGGCAAACACGACAAAAATATTGACGTTGACGCCGATTTAGCGGAAGTTAAAGAGGCTCAAGAAGAATATAAAAGCGGAGCTGGCGGTTCAAATTTATCCTCGCCTACTCCGCCACCGAAAGGCAATCCTGCGAAACCCGTAGGGTTGTTTTTCTTTTACCATACAACCGTGCTTGCACGAGCTTGTGTGGGAAAAGAAAAACGCAAATGCAGAGCATTGCAGGATTGTTTTAAGACGGCAGGAGACCTGCGGAGCAAAGAGATGTTCATTGCATCGCAATGACTTACATCTTCTTCTCCGCCACAAAAATAGCACTCATTCGAGTGCTTTTTTGTTTTGGAGAAAAGAGATTCATCGGCATTAACTGCCGTTGGCAACTTTATTGAACAAGTATGCTTACATCTTTGTGTTTTTGCGTTGTTTTGTCGTGCGTTTATGTTATAATGATATTTGAAAATCACAACCGACGTTTTATCGAATAACTGTGAAAAAATCGGAGAATCAAATGAACGGCAATATCAGAAAGGCAACCATAAACGATTTGCAAAAAATCAACACACTACTTTATGAGGTTCAAAAGGTACATAGTGACGCTCGTCCCGATTTATTCAAAAGCGGCGCAAAAAAATATACCGATGAACAATTAAAAAACATTTTTACAAATGACAAAACACCCGTATTCGTTTTTGAAAAAGACGGAACTGTTCTCGGGTATGCTTTTTGCATCTTTAAGCAAGAATCGAACAACAATACCCTCACTCCCGTAAAAACACTCTATATCGACGACTTATGCGTTGACGAATGTGCGCGAGGCAAGCATATCGGCACAGAGTTATATCGTTTCGTATTGGATTACGCCAAAAAGACCGATTGTTACAACGTAACGCTGAACGTATGGGCAAACAATACTAATGCCGTCAAATTCTATCAATCGATAGGAATGCAAATTCAAAAAATCGGTATGGAGAAAATCTTGTAAAGGAGAAAAGCGAGAATATGATTGATACAAATTCAAAAATCGAAAAATACAAAAAACTTGCCGTCAAAAAGCCGAGATATTACGCTCTAATCGGCGATTTGTATATGGACGAAGCCGACTTCAAAACCGCCGCTGTTTACTACAAAAAAGCAATCGACAACGGCGTTTTGGCATATACTGTTCTTGGCGACACTTGGGGCTACCGCTCTCAATACAAAAAAGCGTTCGAC